GTCCATGACGTATTCGCCGTCGCTCAGGCGAGCGGGGATCTTGTCCTCGCGGCCAGAACCGATGCCGCGCACGGCGAAGCCGCCCTTGGCGAACTTCTCAGGCTCGGCGGACGGCGCGGGCATGGGCAGCGGGCGGCGGTCCCGCATCGCGCTAACCGCAGCACGGAACGGCACAGAGTTGGCCGGCGCTTGGTTGAAACCGTCGTCGCGCAGATAGTCGGGGATCGGCGTGGAGAAAGTCGGCTGCCGCGCATTGTGCGCCGCCTCCTCGGCAGCGTCCTTGAACATCAGACGCTCGTCGCCATTGACCACTTCAATGCTTCCGTCAGGGAGCACATACCGCTTCGGCGTGAAGTCGGGCATCGGCGGCCTGTCGTTGGTCGGCTCAGGCCAGTAGCCTCCCGCCACCTGAACATCAGGCGTCGGGGTCACGTTGGCAGCAAAGCCGGTCGGCGATGGGAGGATGCCCGACGGGCGCTGCGGCACGTTGTTGTAGAACGACTCCTCCGACCGCTGGCCGTAGGTCTTCCACTGCTCGGGGGTCATGGCGACGTTGCGAGCGGACAGGTCGGCGAACGGCCCGGAGGGCGCCGGCAGCTTGGCGCGGAAGATGTCGGACAGCGAACCTGGCGTGCCCGCAGCCGCGAACCCGGGAGGCAGGGGCGCTCCGCCGTTGTTGCCGGATGTCGCCGCGCCGCCACCTGAAAGGGTCAGGAGGAGTTTGAGCCAATCCTCCCAACTCATCCCCGGAGGCTTTTTGTCGTCGGTCAGTTTGTCGTCGCCAGGGTCACTGCTGGTTTCCCCGTCGTCCGTGCCGCTGAATGTATCGGTCCCGGGCAGACTATCTTCACTGGGTTCGACGACGACTTCCGAGACATCGGTCGTGGAACCGGGCAGCGTGCCGGTCAGGCTGTCGTTACCACCCCCTTCGACGACAACTTCCGAGACCGACGGCTCGGTGGTCAAGGGGTTTGTAACCACGCTGGTGAGAGCGCCACCCGTCGCGGCGTCGGCGTTGCTGGCAGTGACGTCCACGCCCTCGATAGTGTTGCCGACAGTGTCAACGCCCGTGCCGCCCTGCATGGCGTTCTGGCCGCCAGAGCCTGTCAGCGCGGAGCCCGTGGCGCCACTGAGCGCACCGCCCGTCAATGCACTCGTCACCGACGGGGTGACGATGAGTTCACCTGCTGCGTTCAGGCCACCTTGAATGACGTTACCCGCTGTGCCCGCCGCACCTCGCACAGCGTTGACCCCGGCGTTCAGCGGGTTCATCACCGCGCGGTATCCACCGTAGAGCGCCTGTCCCGCCGGGCTGGTGCTGTTGGCGAGCGCGTTGCCGATCATCGGCGCGACCTTCGCCCCGACGCCGGCGGTCACGCCCGCGATGGCGGCGCGCTTGACAGTCTCGTCCAGCGGGCGACCTTGCGCGACGGACGACAGCGCGGATCCCGCCGCCGAGCCGAGACCTGCGGCCATGAAGGCAGACATGCCGCCCGTCACCGGCATGAGAATAGCGCCGATGATCGGCAGCGCGATGTCGGCCAGCTTGCCGAGGGTGCTCTGCTTCTTCGGGTCCCACCGCTCCTCGGCCATGGACACCCAGCCGCCCTCGTCGGTCGGCTTCTGGATGGCCCACGCCGCCGTGCGACCGAGGTCCTGCGAGATGGCGTTCGCCGTGCTGGTGGCGAGTTGCGCGCCTTCCGGGCCGATGCCCTCAAACACGACGTCGCCGGTCATCTTGTCGACGAGGCGGACCTTCTGGCCCGGGGCGACCATCACGGCGCCCGCGATGTCACCGTCGTTGGTGTAGGCCGCGTAGTAGGGAGTGGCGTAGCCCTTCGTCGGGTCGGCGGGCATCAGCGTCGCCGTTGGACCCTTGGAGTATTTCTCAAAGAGCGACGGCGGCAGGCCGGTGATGTTGGCGACCATCGACGCTTCCGACGAGTCGTCGGGCGTCGCACTCGCAGCCCCGTAGCGCCCGCGCTGGACGGCCTCCGGGCTCACAGCGAAATCGTCTGCCATCGTCAGTTCACCTCAAGCATGGGATAAGCGCGCTCGGCCCAGTCGCGCCAGTCCGCAAACTGATAGGGGTCGGGGATCGCCTGCTGTGAGAACGGTGATGCTCGCACGAAGCCGATGGCCCAGTCTTGCCAACGCGCTTCGTCCTCCAGCTTGCCGAAGGACCACGCATCACTCACGGCGAGGATAACACTATCCGCCCAGTCTGTCAGCGTCATGTTTCGCGGGTTGATCATCCGATCATCGTCCCGTCGCCCGGCTCGACGTGCGCCAGGACCAAACCCATCTGATAATCGCCGCCCACCACGTTCGACGCAAAGCGGAACCGCATCTGGCGCCGCTGCGTCTTGAGGTAGACGACCTGGTCCGTCTGCCCCGTCGCCGCCGCCGGGAACGGCACGAACGGCCCCTCGACTTCCGGCGAGCGGGCGTTGAACCGACCGTGGATCGACACCATCATCTCGCCGGACTGAACGAAGTCGGGCTCGATGTAGGCGACGTGCAGTTGCTTGTTGATCTTGCCCTCGCTGGAGATGGGCAGGGAGATTTCCGCCGTCTCGAAGAACGAGTAGATCGGCTGGGTGGACGTGCCATCCACCTCGTCAACGCCGGTCTCGTGGACCCACAGCTTGTAGCCGCTGGCCGAGGACTGCACGCCGGTCAGTAGCGGCTTGCGGAACACGGCGGGCGATGCGCCGGCGGACCTGCCGCCGTTCGGCAACTCGCAGTCGTACCACGAGTTCTCACGCACGTTGTAGATGATGGCGTGGCTGCACTCCGTCGCCTCGCCGCGCGGGTAGCACCACCAGATTTCCCCGTAGCGGGGCACCTTGAAGGCAAAGACCTTCTGCGCTTGCGACTCGTTCAGGCCGTCGAAGAACCAGTTGATGTTCATGGCGTTCGGCACTTCGCGCACCACGCCGTTGAACATGAGGAACCTGTCGACGCCCAGCCAGAAGAACACCCCGTCGTACTCGATGACGCTGTTGGGCGACAGGATGGAGGACTCAGTGCTGATCGTGTCGAACTGGAAGACCTCCGTGCCGCCCACGAAGGTGGCCCGCACGACGGCGTCCAGCGACCACATCAGGCCCGACGGCGAGTTGCCTGGGCCGCCCCGGAGCGGCATGGCCTTGACGATCTTCTGCGCCGCGACGTTTGCGGATCCGCTGCCCAGTCCGCTGAAGTCGGTCGGGTCGCCCGCCACGGACCAGGCCACGTAGCCGTTGGTCCCGTAGATGAAGGTGTAGGGGTGCAGCGACACGACGCCGCCGGTGCAGTTGCCGCCGACCGGCAGGGTGATCGACGTCAAGGCGGTTGTGCCGAGGATCGGGCCGGAGAACAACTGGCCGCCGCTGCTGTTGGCGATGTTCACGCCGTTCGGCGCCACCTGTGCTATCAGCAGGTTCTGCGTGCTATCACTGTCGATGTCGAACTGCCAGACGTTGGCGGCGTTGGCCGTGAAGCCCGACGTCGGGGTGCGGTCGGTGATGACCGAGGTGTTGTTCGACGAGTCGATGAAGAACCGCTCGATCTTGTTGGCCGAGCCCGAGTGGACGTAGGTCAGGTCGTTCTGCGTGTAGGCGTTCAGCGCCCGGCTGACCTCGGTCAGGTACTTGTTGATGGAGCGGTAGCCGCCGACCTTCCGCGGCAGGCCGCGCTGGAAGCGGACCCACTGCCCGTCGACGTAAGCGTCGCCCTCCAGCATGGTGCCGTCGCGCTTGATGCCGGGCTGGGACTGGATGCGGATGATGTTCTCAGGCACTATGCGACCTCCGCCGTGAGGTCAATGGTCGCGCTGTCCAGCACGGTGGACGTGCCGACCTTGCGAATGTCCACGGTGAACGTGCAGGCGTTGACCCCGACGCTGGTCCGCGTGACCGACCAGTCCCGGGTGGACGACAGGGCGACCCACGAGCCGCTGGTGCCGCTGGACAGGGTGCCGGAGGTGACGGTGACAAACGCCTCGTAGCTGGATGCCGCGCCGGTGGGCGTGACCCAGTCCTCGATGAACGACGCCGACCCGTTCTTCACATCGTAGACCTTGCCGTTGGCGTCCAGCCGATACGACTGCGTCGAGTTGGTGGGCGAGAAGGTTACGTTGATGAGGTTTTGGTCGGTGATGCTGATGACCGGCAGGCCCGTGCCGTAGAAGCTGCCTATGCTGATCGTCCCGCTGGACGGCACCGCGCCGTTAGTGCCCGACGTGCCTGCCGGGACATACGTGCCGCCCGCATAATAGTCACCAAGGGACGGAGACGCGGGGCCGCCGAACTCACCCTTGATGTCGTTCAAACTCAGGGCGCCGCTGGTCGGTAGCGTCACCGCAGGCTCTCCAGGTCGATGATCCGGGCGTGCAGGTCGTCGATCTGGTCCTGCTGCACCTTGATGGCCTCGATGAGCAGGGGCACCAGACGCGAATAGTCCAGCGTCAGGTAGCGGTCGTCAATGGGCGCGGGCGCCACGACCTCGGGCATGACGGCCTCGACGTCCTGCGCCGACACGCCGACCTCGCGCTTGGACTCGTAGCCGAGGGCCTCGGCGGTAGCGTTGGCCCGGTAGTAGAAGCCCTTGAGCGCCTTGACCTTGGCGATGGGGTCGTGGATCGGGCCGAGGCGCTGCTTCAACCTGTCGTCGGAGAAGTAGGCGGTGATGTTGCCGGTCGCCGTGATCGCGCCGTTCACCGTCAGACCAGCCATAGTGTAGCTGTTGCTGGTGTTCAGCGCGTTGGCAGTCGTGGCCGTCGTCGCGCTGGTGGCTGACGTGGCCGTGGCCGCGTTGCCGCTGATGCTGATGCCCCAAGTGCCGCTGGCCCCGGAGCCGGCGGTTGAGGGCACGTCAAGCGCAGTGCGGGCGCCGGAGGCTGTGGTCGCGCCCGTGCCGCCGTTGGCCAAGGCGAGGGTGCCGCCAAGAGTCAGGGTGCCGCTGGTCGTGATCGGGCCGCCCGACAGGGTCATGCCAGTCGAGCCGCCCGAGCCGCTGACGCTGGTCACAGTGCCGCCGCCCCCACCGCCACCGCCCGTAGCCGCGATGGTGATGCCGCCGGCACTGTTGGTGATGGTGACGTTGCTGCCCGCCGTCAGGGTGGCTAGCGTGTAGCCCGAGCCGTTGCCGATCAGCAGTTGGCCGTTGGACGGCGTGCCGGTGACGCCCGTGCCGCCGTTCGCGGTGGCGAGGGTGCCGGTCAAGGTCAGTGTGCCGCTGGTGGTGATGGGCGAGCCGGTAAACGACAGGCCCGTCGTGCCGCCCGACGCCGCGACGCTGGTCACGGTGCCACCCCCGCCCCCGCCGCCGCCCGTGGCCGCGATAGTGATGGCCCCCGCAGCGTTGGTGATGGTGATGTTGCTGCCCGCCGTGAGCGTGGCGGCGGTGTAGTTGGTCCCGTTGCCGATCAGCACTTGCCCGTTCGACGGGACGGTCGTGACGCCGGTGCCGCCGTAGGCGGGGGCCAGGGCGGTCGTCAGGCCCGACAGCGAGGTGATGTCGGAGTTGGCGCCCGACGCCGCCGCCGACAGGTTGACCCGCGCGCCGCCAGCCGTCGTGGATCCCGTGCCGCCGTCCGCGATGCTGATGGGCGTGGAGATGCCGCCGGTGTCGGCGTCAAGGAAGTTGGTGCCGTCGCAGTAGTAGATGCCGCGCGAGCCCCGCACCACGTTGATGGCGGGCGTCTGCGAGACCGTGCGCAGGCCGACGGTGTACGAGCCGCCAGTGGTCGAGTTGTCGACCCAGTACTGCTGCGTCGTGGACGGGACCACGATCTCCATGTTGGCCGTCAGGACGCCGGTGAACTTGTAGGCCACCCGGTTCAGTTCACTGCCGCTCAGGGTGTAGGGCGAGGTCTGGCCGGTCAGGCTGATCGACGTGTAGTCGAACGCGAAGACCGCGCTACGCCCAAGGCCGAAGGTGTACCAAGCCGACCCGTCCGTCACGACCCGGCAACTGTCGCCGGGCGACAGCACGAGCGTCGTGGCGCCGTTGATCAGTTCCGAGGAGGCCGGGTCTATGGTCAGGTTGCCCGAACCGCTGTTGCGGATGTCGGCGAACCAGTTGTTGCCCAGCGTGCTGGCGGCGATCAGCGACACGGTGCCGAGCGCCCCGCTCCAGACGTAGGCCGCACCCCGCGCGCCGGCGGGCAACGTGAAGTTGCTGTTGAAGGTCGTGACGCTCTCGGCGACCGACAGGGTCGAACCCGTGGCGATCAGGCCGAAGCCCGCCAGCGCGGAGGCTTGGGCTTGCGCGGTCGTGGCGCCAAGCTGGAACGTGCGCCAGGTCCCCGCCGCCGAGGTGTTGTCGACGAGGTAGACCTCCTACTGGGTGCCCGCCGCGATGGACAGCAGGGTGCCGCCGCCTGCGTCCTTGATGGTAACGGTCGAGGGGCCGAGGTTGTTGAACAGCACCGTCTGGCCCACGCCGGTCAGCGTGGCGTCGGGCATGGAGACGGCATATGCGCCGGTCGGCGACACGTCGATGATCGAGGCGGCCACCGGTGTGAGGGTGTTGGACTCCAGCGGCCATTCCAGCGAGGTGTCCGCCGTCAGCGCAAGGGCGAGATACGAGACGTTCGACGGGTAGAGGGTCGTGCCCCCAAAGACTTGCGTGAAGGACACCTATGCCTCCTTGCGGGCAGAGTTGCGGTCGAGCACCTTGGCGAGGTCCTCGCCGTTGAGCATGGCGGCGGCGCGGTCGTACATGCCCTGCCACACTTGAATGCGCTCGTCGTTCTTGAGGAAGGGGGTCGCCTCCAGCAACGTGCCGTAGAGCAGCAGTTGGGGCGCGTACTCGGTGAGCCAGTTGGTCTGCACCGTCTCGTCCAGCAGCGGCGGCAACTCG